CTGTTGATGACTCTAGACCTTTTACGAACTTGTGTGAGGAATCCAAACTGTTACCACTCTTTCGAGCGAGTAAGTCATTTCTGCTAACCTCTGCATCTTTACCATTGATGCAGTTCAGACTATATCTTCATCCTATTACTAGGAGCCGCGCGTGTAGTCGTTACGGACTCTCTGCTTTCGCAGGTTGCCTCGGTATTAACCCGTTTTTATTGGGGGCCTTCACCGATATAGCGCTGTAATTTTCATCGCTGCTTACGCAGCGAGTGGGCAATTCTGGCTACCCATAGCTGTTACTTCCAGTTCGTCAAAGGAGCGGTTAATAGTGGCACTTGTTACGTGGTCTGATAAGACTACGCTGTTAAGCGTTGCTACCACACCATTTGACAAGAAAATAGCCATTGGTTATACCTCATTTTCTTTTGTTGTTGGGTCTTTTGGTTTTGTGTCTTTAATCTCTACTGGCAAGTCTTGGCCAATTTTGATTAAAAATGCTTTTTCTTCATCTGTAAGTGCCATTATGTCTCCTATGTCCAGCTGCTTAGTATGCTTATTTGTAAATCTGCCGTTAGATAGTCACCTGCGGCAACGCTCAAAACGCTAGGGGCGCTTACGCCAGTAACGTTAAAGACGATAGCGCTAGATGCCAACTTATTAAATACGGCTACTATCGTGTCCTCTATACCTTGTAAATTGCCTTCATTAGAAAACATTGGAATAGTCATAATAATCTTAAAGTTTGCCATAGGCGAGATGCTCGCATATGAGTTATTACCCGGTGTTATGTATGGGTCAGCCGGAGCCACTACTACGCTATTGGCCGTCAAAGTACTAGGTGGGTATGAGTAAGTACTCCAAACACCCGTATTAGTTAACGCCGTAGCAATAGTGCTACGTAGAGTAGTTATGGCCGCTGTCATTATCCAACCATCGCATTAGGGCTAAGGTAAGGCGCTAATAAACCTCGGATAGATGCCATTAAAGTATTGGACATCCTGAAAGGGCTAGGGCTGTATCCATCTACGCTAGTGCCGCCGTTTTGAGTGCTAAAGCGAGATGTCCATATATTCTCGGCTAGCATTAAAGCTGCGGCGTTAATAGCTGGGGTATTGGCATAGGTAGCAGTCTTTGTATCGTCACCTGTCATAGTGCCATATGGCAATACGCGCCTAAAGTTTTGGTCAGCTGCTACTTTTGCATATTGGATAAAGCTATAGCCCTGTGGGAATTGCCAATAGTTAAGCTGCATATTAAACGCTGGCAAAATATTGGCAGTACCCGTAGAAAAGGGGATAGTGCCTGTAATTGTATAAGTGCCGTTAAAAGTTGAACCTGCCCCGGCAACTGTAACGGATTGGCCTGTAGTAAAGATGCCTGGATTAGCCACCATTACCGTAGCAACATTATTTACTAATGCAGTACCTACTACGGGCGCATTATCAAACCACAAAAAGCCGTTTATTAAATCTTGTGCGGCTTGGCACGTATCCTCTATCCAAGTATAAGAATCATACAAAGTGCCAACGCCCAAGCTAGCTTTTAAGGTAGCAGCGGTTACGTACGTGGCTGGCATTTTTGTACTCCTATCTTACTTAGGTTTGGTAGGTCTCAAAGGGCTAAGAGACCTACCAAACTATTAGTGGGTTTTTATCAGGTTAAGTTGTAGCGAACTAGACCCTTAGGCATTTTGATAATTGTTGCCATAAATCCATAGATTGCTACCTGGATTTGTAGGTTGGATACAACGTTAACTGACATATAAGCCTGTGGGCTGCGGTAAACAGTCATAGCCTCAGGTGCCAAGATAAACGCTGAATCGTCAATAGTTGTGCTAACCATTTGGTGGTCAACGTACAAGTCTAATCCCAAAACGTTACCGCGAATTGAGGTAGGAGTAGATAATCCGCCTGCGTTCATTGGTTGAGCTGCGTTATAAATTGGGCGGCCTGTTGAGTCAGTTGCACCCATTAGCAAGCTCCATTGTGATGGGCCAGCAACATAGTTACGTGCAAAGTAGCTTGTGTTTTTGTAAACGTTAGCTGACTCTGTTGATACGTAGCTGATAATGCCAGCTGATGTAGCTGCTACGGCTGTGCCTTGTACTCCGCCTGCAACGATGTCAGCAATTACTGCAGCATCTGTAGCTAATGAATATGCGCGCTGTAGTTGGTTAGTCAACTCAGCATAGAAATTAGGGTCTGAGCGCTCTAGCAATTCAACGCTAAGTGTGTTCATACCTGAGTATTTCTTTACTGTACCTGAAAGGTATTCAGTAACCATACCTGTGTTAGATACGGCCCCTGCTTCTGCTTCTACTGTAACAGTTGGTGCTGTACCAGCCTGGCCACCAGCTGAGGTCACAAGTGAAGGCACGCTTATAGTCATACCTGAATTAGGCAAAACTCCTGAGCTGAGCGCGTTAATTGTTGGTGTGTCAAAGTTAGTATTAGATACAAACTCTGATAGGTATTGAGTTGGGTTAAATGCAGGGTTAGTTGTAAAAGAATCATCGGCGGCTGTTACATAAAGCTTTGATTCATCATTACCTAGTGCGGCTTTGATTTTATGCTCTGTGTATGTTGCCATAGATGTAATAGGTGTACGTACACGCTGTGAATTAAGCGCGCTTGGTAGGATGATTTTACGAGCTGCCTCTACTGTAGGTGCAGCCTGCTCTGCGGCAACTGTTGCCTCAGGTGCGGATTCTTCGGGGGCTGTAGTCACAGCGGCCTCGCTTTCGGTTTCGGTTTCGGTTTCGGTTTCGGTTGTTGTTGTATTTATTACGGTGTTAGTAGTCGTAATCTTTGTACTTGTGGACTCTGCGGCCTCTATTGGCGTTACTGGCATATCGCCCGCTTGCGCGGCAATTTTTTGCACCGCAGCGCTTGCAAAGGCAGCGCTCTCTACAAGTGACACCTCGCGTAAGGTGGCAGCGGTGACCAGGAGATAGTCTTTTTCAGGCTTTGATGCTGTAACTTCAACACCAACGGATAAGCCATCCATAAGTTGTTCCTGGGCTAGCAAAATCGCATCACTTCCACGTGAAGATGCACTTACCTTAAAACTTCCATAAAGGCCATCTTTAGCTGATGTAATGCTTTGCATACGTCCTACAGGTTTTGAATTATCGTGCGACATCAAAAGCTTTATTTTACTTGGCTCAGGTGCGCTAATTGAACCCTCAGCAAAAACTACTTTGCCCGCGCTTGTGTAGCCAATTTCACCGTATGGTGCAATTTTGCCTGAGATAGTACGGCGCTCACCGCTATCTACTGCCTCGATATTGCCACTAAACGTTAATATCATTAGTGCCGTTCCCTTCATTAAGGCCCATTGGGCTTAGTTGTTCCATACTTTGCGCTTGTTGTAAATCTATTAAACCTAAATTAAGCATTTTTTCAATAGCATCTAAACGTGCAGCTGTATCTGCTCGTAAGAAAGTTTCATCTAGCGCAAAACGCACTACGTTACCGTGTGCAGTAATATCATCCATAGATAAACGATTTTCAATAGCGCTAATAAATGGCTGCAAAGAATATGCAACAAACTCTTTACGTCCATCTAAAATATTTTGGTAAGTCATTGAGTTATTCATATCTGCACTTATGTAATATGCAGGTACGTTCATTAAACGGCTAATTTCAGTTGCTAAATATTGGCTGCTCTCGTTGTAGGTCATATCTTTAGGGCTAAAGCCAATATTTTGCACGTCCAAAGTGCTAGTGAGATAGGCAGTTGACCTGCTACTTCTAGCGGCCTTCCAAGATGCCAAAATACCGCTTACTTGTGCCTCAGGTAAATCTGCACCGCTATTTTTAATAACTGTAGTAGCCATTGGTGTAGCAGCTGCAACGCTAGCCGCTTTCTGAATATCTAAAGCGCTTTGTATTGTACGTGCGCCTGTTTCTAACACTCCAGGTAACAAAGATTGAAAAGTAACAAGTGAACCAATACCGGACATAGGGGTGCGTACACCATTAACGCTGTAGTATTGAACTTCATCTCCAGTTTCATTAGTTGTAACTGTTACGCGAGTATTAGCTATCCACTCAAAGCCCGATGGTCTGCCATCATCTGCATACAAGCTTGTAACGCGCCAATATGCAACTCCGTAAAATAGTAATGAATCAACTGTATAGGCAATAGTTACGCTACGTGGCTGGCGTATATCGGGTTGGTCTAACCATAATGGAGATTCTAATTTTACGCCTGTAGATTTTTTGTATAACTCTAAATCTATACTAGAGATTACACCTGCAATTAAATTGCGGCATCGTGCAACAGCGGGTACTTGCAGCGCAATAAATCTATCCATAAATGGAGCGCCGTTACCTGAACCATAAAGCCCACCAAAACTATAAACACCGCTACCATAACCTTGCGACATAATCGCAGGGGCTAACTGGGCGGTGACATCTTTTTTAGATATGCCTAGAGTTTGCAGTAATCCCATACCCTAATAATGGCCTAAATATTGCTTTTGTGTTGCTAAAAGCCCCTCGGCGTGTCTAAACATAAACTTTAGGTTGGGATATTGGTTTATCAAGATGTAAGGCCAGCATCGCCATACCGATTACAGCTGCCACAGAGCCACTTGATTTTTTACGTACTACTCTCCAGGCTGAATCGTTACTTTTAGCTGCTACTGAGTCCATAGCTGCGTTAAGGGCAGGCTGGTCACCGTGAACCACGCGCCGGTTATCTATTGCATCCTTGAAAATGGAGCAAGCATTGTAAAACTGGGTACCGCTGCAGTCC